ATGAAGAACGTTCTGGTTGATATGCTGAAGGCTCAGGGCTTCACCGCCGCACAGTCCATGGAGTTCGCTTGTGAACACACGCTGCTCTCCAAGAAGTACGAGAAGCAGGTGCAGACCTGCTGGTACGGAGAGCATACCTCCACGCTGGAGGTCGAGTTGTTCGTCAATCTGGAGACCGGGGTCTGCCGGGTGTGGTTCTACTCGGACGGTCGGCGGGATGCCTACAAGGAGCGGTGGTACTCCACTCTCGGCAAGCGCACCTATAACGCCATCGCCGAGACCATCAAAAACGCAGGGTTTGAGATCTGAATAACGAAAAGGCCCCCGGCAGCGATGCCGGGGGTTCTTTTATGTCGCCGTTACATCCAGATCGTCCGGGTGCTTTGCCAGCTTTTCTGCCAGCTCGCCGAGGGCATCTTCTACCGTGAGTTGGTCGTTGTATCTGTACTCGGCGGTGCGCAACTCGCCGCAGTTGCCGTCTGCCCATGAATCCGGCACGTCGATAGTCCCGGTGATTGTTACCTTGATTTTCATTCGATGCTTTCCTTTCGTTCCACGGCCTCCGGCTCGATCAGGTCCTCGATCTGGCAGCCGAGAACCTTTGCCAGCTTGAGCAACTGGTAAACGTCACGGGGCACACGGAGGCGGCGACACCATGACTCAATGGTCCGAAGCGGCACCCCGCTCTGCTTGGACAGGTCGGATCTGGTCATGCCCTTTTCAATCAGCTTTTTGTCGATGGGGGTCATGTTCTCGGTCATCGTCAGTTTTCTCATGCGGTGATCACTCCTTTTCAGGCTCTATTATACTGCGTGTGTATGGCTTTGTCAATTTGACGAAATAACCATACATACGCATTGTTATTTGTGCATTATACACCTTGATAACCATGCGTATGTATGGTAATATATAGACACAGTAAAGGACGGAGGTAAATACAAAATGACTAAGTATACGCGGTTCGAGGCAATCTTCAGAAACGAGACGCTGGTGTTCACCGACAGAGATCCGAAGTTCAGAAACCGGCTGGATGTGTACAATTACATCTGCGCAGAGCGGCTCGGCAAGAAGTACGGAAAGCTCATTCGCATCAATGAATCCACGGTTTGTTACTAAGAAGGAGGACTAAATTATGATGTTGAACATGACCGAGACCGATTACGAGAACTGGCACGACGATCTCCGCTGCGGCGGCCGGGAGGAATACGACACCCAGTATTCCGCGGCTTCCCTGTACGAAGGAGGTTGGCGGTCCGATGCGATTTCCGACCTGATCGAACAGTTCAACTTGACCGGCGACGAGGCCGAAAGGATTTACAACGAGCTGCTCGAAATTGAGCGGAACGCTGATTAAGGCTAAATAAAGGAAGGAGCATGAGTTATGAGCAAGTATTATGAAGTTCGTTTTTACACAAAGAAGGGCGGGGAGCAAAGTTGGGTAATCCATGTTGAAGCGAAAACCGCCAAAGAGGCCAAAGAAATAGCAATTCATAAATGGGCTTGCGATAGTCGTTTCAGCGGTATGCATCAATTTGGTATCAAGGCTCGTTTGCTTAAAGATAATGAAGAATATCGTTGGCATTACTTTGCAGTGGTCGGAGAAGGATGTTTCAACACTGCGGGACGCTGATTAAGGCGCACTAAAGAGGGAGGGAAACAACATGAAACGCTATAAGGTGTACGTCTACAACACGGTTGATAAGTTCTGGGACTGCTACGAGGTCAACGCAATCGACCCGGTGGACGCCCGGAACGTAGCCGTGCAGCGGCTGGTGGACGAGACCGGGCACGGTCTGGATGTCTACGAAGTGACCGACGTGTGTGAGATCAAAGGCTAAGGGGGGCAGCGAAATGATGACCAGTACGTTCGACAAGATCTATGCCAACGCCCAGAATATGAACATCGAGACCAGCGAGTGGTTTAACCGGGCGGGGTTCTTCTGGTGCCAATGCACCGAGAAGCAGTTGCAGAAGATGCGGCTGCTTCTCCGGGCGCAGGGCTGCAAGACCATCATGCGGGATGACGGTGAGTGGTTCGTCCTGAAGAATGGTAACATCATCAAAGCAAACTGAGGGGGTCTGCATCGTGAAATTCTACCACGCTACCACAAAGGAGGCTGCTGAAAGCATCCAAAAGGACGGTGTTCTGAAGGCCGGTCCTTTTGGGGAGGTATTCCTCTGTCGCTCCCCACTGGATGCTTGCAAGTTCCTAATCATCCGGGGAGTGCTTCAGGTTTCGGTGTTCGAGGTAAACCTGAAGCGCAGCGAGGTGACCGAGAGCCACGACCATTCCGAGGGGTTCTTCCAGTGCAAGGCATACACGCACGACGGCGACATTGCCGTTTCAGATCGGGTGCCTGTTCGCACTTATGACTTTCAAAATCTTGTAAAGGGGTATAAATCATGAAAATGGTGAACGCAAAGGGCGAGGCCGTCTATTTCAATCGGGCATGGAAGCACGGGAAGGAGACGTGGGTGGTTCAGGGCATCGGCGAAACGCTTGTAATCGGGCGTGACCGCCAGAAGCGCAGGAGCCGCACATTCACCCAGTTGCCGCAGGCTGAGAAGTACCTTGCTCGCATGGGATTCAAAGCCGCCCCTTGAGCCTTGATTTTTCCAACGGAAAAAACACCCCCGGAGAAGCGTGTAAACTCTCCGGGGGTGTAACTTTATTCTGAATACACAAAACGCCACGCAGGGGCTTTCTGTGCGGGCGCAGAAAAGGGCAGGTGCTATTGTGCATCTGCCCTTTGTTTTGCGTGTGGTTTTATTCGCTGCAGAGCCACTCTGCGTAGCGGAGGTTGAGCCACCCGGCCCCGCTCTTAAGTCTGCCGTAGCTGCCCTGCACCTCGGTGATGGTGAAGATGTTCGGGCCACGGACGACCACGGTGGCGGGGTACTCGCTGCCGGGGCCTTTCCGGGCGGCGACCATCGGGACGGTCACCCGAACCAGAAAGGGCGGCTGCGCCACGTTGTACTGGGTCAGGTTGTACCGCTCGATCATGGCGCAGAGAACCTCGACGTAGTCCGGGGCGGTGGCGTACCCGCCGTCCTTGATGATCTGGGCGGCGGTGCGGTAGTCCAGCTGCCAGCGCAGACCCTTGTACCGCAGATCGGTGCCGTTCATCGCCCCGGCGAGGTATGCGCTGTGGTCGGCGATGGAGTCCTCGACACTGGCGTACACACGGAACTCGGAGGGCTGCCGGACGGTTTCTCCGCTGCTGGCCTCTGAAGATACCCACGTCATGCTTTTCCCGGTCCATGTGGAGCCGGGCCAGTTGTTGCCTGAGAGGTTCTTTTTCATCCCGTTGTTGGAAGCCGAAGCCAGCGGAGACCGGCCCCAGAAACTTTCGATGATGAACTGGGCGAGGGTGATTGCTGCCGGGATGCCGGACACGACGTTGTCCAAGGTGGCCAGCGGTGCGACCTTTTTGATGACCGCTTCGTGGGACAAATACTTCAGTTCTTCTGCTTGCATGGTGCCCTCACTTTCTGGCGGTGTACTTCAGGCTGATCCATCCGGCTCCGCTCTTCAACTTGCCCCAGCCGCCCTGCTGCTGCACGATGGTGAATGACTGCCCCTTGCTCACAGTCTGGGCGACGGCGTAGCTCGTGCCCGGTCCTTTGCGGACGTTCAGGCTGCTGGCCGTGATCTGAACGATGAACGGCTCCGGGGCAGCCTCTGCGCCCAGCCGCTTGTTGACCTCGCTGGCGATGTACGGGAACTTGCTTTTGAGGTAGGGGCCGGGGCAGAGCGTGGACTTGAAGTAGCAGTGCATCGTGAGGTTCCCGGTCTTGTCGCCGGTGAAGTTGAGCCTCTGGATGCCGTTGCGCTTGCAGATGTCTACGCACAGGTCAATGAGCGAGGCCATCGCCTTGTCGCTCACAGTCCAGTTCGGGCCGAGGGTGTTGTTTGCCACCTCGATGGTGACAGCCTGATTGTCATTGTCCGGGCTGCTGGAGGTCCATGCCCGGTCCTTTTCCTCGACGTACATCCCGATGCGGCCATCGGTGCCGATGCCGTAGTTGGAGCTTGCCTTTCGGCTGGTCGGGGCAAAAACTGCGCCGCACTGCTCCACGGTCAGATTGCCAGCCATGTGGTGGATGGTGATCTTGCGGATGGGCTTCTTGCGGGGGCTTGTCCTGTTCGGGCTGATCTTGGTGTAGGAGATCAGAGAACTGTTGCTCATGGGAGCGACCTCCTTTCTCCCCGGCGGGCTGCTGCACCAACCGGGGAAGGTCTGAATGTGTTAGTCTTTGGTGATCTCGTCGGCGATGTTCTCGGCCACCTCGTCCATCTCCTTGATGGCGGCATCGATGAAAGCGTCCAAGAAGGGCGTGACCTCGATGTTCTTCATCTTGAGCAACTTGATGACCAGAGCGTGCTTGTCGGTCTTGGGAATCTTGCCAGCTTCTGCGGCTTTCTCTGCGCCCTTGACCAGCTTGCGGACCAGCGAGAAGATGCGCTGCTCACGGAGCCAAGGAATGCCGATCTTGGCAGCCATGAGCATGGCAATGGTGCCGATGATCTCCATGACGCTGGGAAGAATGGCGGTTGCGATTTCGGTGATATTCATAGCTTTCCTCCTGTTAGATGTCGTTCGTTTCGTGGGCCTTTTTGTTCAGGTGCTTCTCCAGCTTGTCGAGCGCATCTTTGCACGGGCCATTGCAGCCCTGCTCGATCAAGCCCTGCAGGGCACCTTTCAGGCCGTAGCAGAGCAGTGTCTGCTCGTCCTCGATGGACTTGATGAAGTCGCTCTGCTTGCGGTTGATCTGAAAGACCTTGTAGACGGCCACGATCACACCGATGATCACGCCGATGGACGAGATCACCGATGCGGCCCTGATTACGGTGTCGAGGTCAATGTACATCTTCCTCCACCTCCCCTCTGGCCGGACTGGGCAGAACGGCAGAACAGGCGCACTCGATGTCGTGCAGCGATTCTTCCTCGGCTGCAACGGCACCCAACTGCTGAAGCTGTTCGTTCTGCGCCTTGGCGATGCGGAGAAGGGTCGCCACGGCATCGGCTAAAAAGTCGATGAGTTCCAGCCCGCCAGAGAAGTTAGGCATCCTTGTAATCCTCGCCAGTGATGGTTTTGTAGTCGTCCTCGGTGATGGTGCCCTTTTTGACGCGGGCTGCGATGCCAGCCTTGGTCAGACGACCGTGTTCATAGAGGCGGGACAGGCTCTCAACTAAAGTAGTAGCAGTCATAATTACAAAACCCCCTGTTCGATCAGCTGCATGGTGTAGTCGTCAATGGCCTTGCTGGTGTCGATCTCGGTGATCGATGCCAGCATCTGATACTCGGAGAACGTGATCTCCCGGCTCTCGCACTTGTAGTCGGTGTAGGCCGGAGTGCCGTCCTGTTCGGGATGCTCCACGGCGGTGACGTTGCGCCGCTGGATGTAGGTCTCCGGGCCGATGATCTGGAGTTCTTCAGGCTGGCTGGAGCATACTTCGGTTACCCAATGTTTCATGGTTCTTTTTCCTCCGATCTAATTTTGAGATGATTTCTTTGAGCTTGCCGATCTTCACGTTCGGTTTGATCCTGCGCTTGAAGCACTCGTAGGTGTCGGTGCAGGAAAACCAGCCCATGTAGCTCAGCATGGCTGCGATGTTGTGGCGGCAGTAGCTACGCCCTGCCTCTTTCGCCTTGTGGAGGTGCCGGGCCGTCTGTGTGGCCTTGAGCATGATCCGCTTGCGAATGATGGTCTTGTCCCGGTAAAATACAAAGCCCATAAAATCCAGAGGTCGGCCCATTGCTTTCCGCTTGCCCTGATAGAAGAACTTGCAGACCTGCCGGTTCTTCTTCAGCTTCAGACGGAAACGCTGCCCCAGCATCTTTCGGATCTGAACGTCGGCATTGTGCAGGGCTTTCTTGGCTGCTGCATAAATTGTCACGTCGTCCATGTACCGCACGAGTTTGTCGAGGCCGAGGGTCTCGGTTATCAACTTGTCGAGCGGCTCCAGCAGGTAGTTAGCCAGCCATTGCGAAATGTAGAACCCCAGCGGAATGCCTTTTTTGAACTCCCGGAGGCACAGCCAGATGACGTGGAGAAACCACTCATCCTTGATCCTGATTGCAAGCTCCCGCATCAAAACGTCCAGCCGGATGCTGTCGTAAAAATGCCGGATGTCAACTTTCAGGAAGTTCCGGGTGCCTTTCGGGTCTGAACGGAGCCACTTTTCAATCCTCCGCTTGGCGTAATGTGCGCCGCGTTTCGGGAAGCTGCCGCAGCTGTACTTGTATGCGGTGCCGGTGATGATCGGCTCCAACACCAGCACGATGATGTGGTGCAGCCATTGTTCGTGGATCTCCGGCTCAAAGATCTTCCGAATCTTACCGTGTTCGTAGATGATCTTCGGGGTGTGCTTATGGGGCTTGAATCCGAGTTTCGGGTTCTGGACTTCTATTCCATCGGGTTTGGTGTTCAAAATCATATCGTGCATCTTCTGAACTTCGTCGTCCAGATGGGCATCGATATACTTTACCTCCGCTCGGCGTGTTTTGCCTTTCCGAAGGTTCTTGTATGCCTTGCGGATTGTTTTCTCCGAAAGCATTGCTTGATACAGATACTTGTACTCTTTCAA